AAGCCTAAACCGGCCGTGTTGTCACTCGCGACGATTTCTGCGTGGCCAGTGATAAGCCATTGTAGATCACGCCCCGACGAATACGTGTTAAACGAGGCCCGATCAACTTCCGATCCGTCGAACGTCAAGCCCGAAGCGTCACCGACTAATATTTTCCCGGTTGACGGGATTGTAAATTCCGTGCTTCCCGCCTGTGTGCTTGCCCCTGTCCAGTACGTCACCTGCTTATCTACGCCCGTGCCCGAAAGCGTCCCCGTCGCCGTCAGCGTCCCACCGGCCGAAAGGCTAAGCCCCGACCCTACTGTGATAAGTTCCCCCGCCCCGGTGCCAGCCGATGCCCGCCCGAACAGCTTGCCCGATGCGCTCCGTAGGTCGGTGATGGATAGGCCCGCCGCTTTGGTCGAGTCGATTGCGTTGGCTGCAATCTTAGCCCCGGTCACGGCCAGCGCGTCAATATTCCAGGTCGCCCCGCCCCCCGAAACAACGATGTCCCCCTTGTCTCCGTCGGTGACGCCAGCTTGACCGACAACCGAGACGAGCGCGTTGCTGTTGGCGACGAAGAAGTTGGTTGGATACTGGACGACGCCGTTGGTATTAACTAAGACGGCCGGCGGGAACTGAGCCAGCGAGTGGAACGCGAGTAGGAAGATGAAAGGGATGTACTTCATGCAACGGGAAGGTCTTCAAACGCGACTCCAGCGGTCTGCAATCCTAGCTGCGGCAGCCCTCCGAACATCGCCGCGATCTGCTTGTGATAAAGGCCGGTGCTCTCGATTTTGACCCAGATGGATCCGTCAACAGGCCGGAAGATTACCAGCTTTTCGTCGGTGGCAGTGAATGACTTCTTAGTCATCACAACTGCCGTGGCGTCCGTCTGGTCCAGTTTTACTATTCCGAGAGTTGAGGTTGTGGCCGTGTCAACGGTTCCACCACCACCAGAGGATCCGCCGAAGTAGCTTGGATCGGGTAGCGCGGTCTCGCGCTCCAGGTCGTCAAAGTTGATATCGCCTTCCGTGTTTGGAACTCGGAATCTTACTCGGCTGGGCGGTATTCCCGGGTAGCGTCCGACCCCCGTCTCAACCTCATAGATTCCTGGATGAAGGTCCGTTGAGAATTCGCCGACCGAATCAGTGGTAACCGTCAGCGAGGACAGCACGACGAACGATGTCCCGTTGAACATCGACGGCACCAACCGGTAAAACATCAGCTTTCCGACGTATGCGGTATCATCGACCCGCTTAACGCTTCCGACTATGGTGGGAACGGCCATTGGTTACGTGGGTCCAGTGTGCAAAGTGAATGGATTCCAAGCGGGAGTTCTGAAACGCACCTCTATGTTGATGCGTACAACAGCGTTCTTCTCTCCGGTGGTCTTAACTTCAGATTGAGTTCCGGACGGCTGGCAGTAGTGGCAGAGTCCTCCGAATGTCTTGTCCACTCCGATGGCTTCAAACAGGTCTGCCTCCAGGTCGCGCATCACAGCAGCCGCGTCAGAGCGGTCAACCAAGGCTCCAATCTCAACAGTAAGCGCGTGCTCATGAACCGCATTGTCGATGGCAGTGATCTCAGACGACGCATCGCGGATGAAGCAGCACGGCTTTTCCAGCGGCTGGAACGGTTCGCCTTGAGGATCGCGCCAGTGGAACACGTTGATCCCGACATCGGTGAGATAGCCGGCAGACACGCGGATTGACTCAAGCCGGGCTTGAATCGCTTCCATGAGTTGTTGCCGGATGGGTTTCACTTTTCAGAGTACAGATGCAAACGGGCGTATCCCCTACGCTTGTGCGGCTCAACGTCTCGGATCAGGAAAGTCTCGTTGTCGTCGGTCACAATCTGATCCCTTACCTGCGGGTCACTCACTTGTGATGTCAGGACCCAAACTGATGGATCTGTCGTTGATACGCCTTGGCCTTCGATGTCCTGCCTGACGTACGGATCAAACCTAATAACAGTGATCTGCCGGACTTCTCCCCGTTGATTGATATACCTCGCGTCCTCGCCGAATTCTCGGAAGGTCTGGCGTGCAATATCATTGACGGCTTGAAGCGCACTCACCGTAGAAAGAGGGCCAGCCAGTGGCACCGGCTGGCCCTTGAAACAACAACCCAATGAACAGACCGAAATTAGAACCTGAGAGACGTGGTAGCCACGACGGCGGAAGCGTCAGTCGTGGAAGCTCCGGACGTGATCTTCAGTCGGACATACCGCTCATTGTCGGAAGCGAGGCGACATCGGTGAATGGTCGCTCCAGATCCAGAGCCGGCACCTGTCAGAACCTTTCGGTAAATCTCCCGAGCAACGGCGGTGAAGACGCTGGTGGTGGAGGTTTCCACAATCACGGTCATCGTGCGCGTGGAAGGCAGGATCGTGTCGGACAGGGCCGGGACCGAAACTTCGATCTCGACATTTTCCGGCTTCACAGTGTCAGCGCCGAAGTCAATCGCGGCACCGGTCACAGTAGTAGACGCCGCATTGGGCAGCGCGAGCGTAGCCGGGTTGAGGCTTGCGTCCTGAATGTTGCGGGCAAATTCGTTAGCCATAGATCAGAGAGTGAGGGCTTCGGTGTCGAGAATGCTGTCGGTGACGATGATCGGAACGCCGTCGTACTCGGTGGGAATCGCGGCGATGGCGGGCTGATTCGGGCGATTAGTGCCCTGGCCCTGGAGGGTCACAGAGCGCGACGCCTGAAGCTGTCGGCGACTGCGGCGGCTCATGAACAGGTGGGTGGGCTTCACTCCGACCGGGAACTTGTTCAGCAGGTCAGCCAGCAGGATGTCGGTGAGGCCCTTGCCGCTGTCAGCGGTGAGCTTCTTGATGCGGCCCACGGCGTGTTTGCTGTAGAACGCGGAACCGATCCAGCCCTCCAGGCTGTTCTTCCACGCGGTCATTTCCTTGCTCGACCGAGTGGTGGTCTGCTTGCGCCACTCACCAAGCTGGAGAACCGTGTTATTGCCGGCGATCACCTCGAAGAACTTCGGGGCAGCCACCACGGCATAGACGCTCGATCCGGTGTCGGCGGTGGTTCCGGTGGCATCAACCACCAGCGAGGAATCCACAACCTGCACAGCACCAGGGAAACCCTTGGCGTCGCCTCCAGTGCCGGTTCCGTACCAGAACTGTTTACCGGAAGTCAGAAGGAAAGCGCGGCTGTGACCGTCTTCCTCCAACATCAGCGAGTGTTCCGCGCCCTGCTCGTCGGCGGTGGCCACGGCGTTGTCCACCTCAAGTTGTCCATCATAGTAGAACGTCTCGAACATCTTGTTGACGTAGGTGGACTTGGTCGGCTCAACGCCTTCGTTGGCAGCGCGGAATCCGGTGGTTGGATAGGCGGTGCGCACAAGGGTCTTGAAGCTGGTTCCGGCGATCTGTCGCGCCGGGAACAGTTCAAGCTCGGGAGCGGCGTTCAGGTTCTCCTCGATCAGCCCGACGGAACGGTCAGAGCCGTTCATCTTGGCGATGTCCAGGAGGGTTAAATAAGCGTATGCCATGGTGGTTTGTTACCTTTGAAAGTTACTTCTTGGCCTTGTTGATCTCGGCCTTGATTGCGGCCTGCACAGCGGCGAGCCCCTTGGGTCCAGAATCGGTCTTTCCTTCAGCGGCGGGGCGCTCGTTCGGAAGAACTCCAGCTTTGGCAGCGATCTCAACCGCCTGCTTGCTGGGGTTTGCTTGAAGATCCTTCAGCGCGGTCTCGGCGGCGTCCTTGGCGGAAACGGCGGCGGCAACCTCAGCGGCTTTGGCGTCGTTCGCCGCCTTCACATCAGCAGCGGCCTTCTCAGCCTCGGCCTTCGCGGTGGCAACCTCGGCGTCCTTCGCGGCCAGTCCGGCCTTCAGCGAATCACGCTCGGTCTCACACGCGGTGAGTTTGGATTTGAGGTCGGCGGCTTCTACACGGGCAGCGGCCAGATCATTCGCGAGGGCGGGAGCGCCTTTAACGGCTGCCAGAATCTCCCGAAGCATTTCCCCGATGTTAGCGAGCGTCATCCTACCTATGCCCGCGCCGTCCGGTCATCTCTCGCTAAACCTACATTCCGCCCAATGATTTCGCGGCCTCGATTGCTACGCTGATGTTATTCGCGAAGTCGTCCGCAAAACCCATTTCCAGAGCTTGGATTCCAGAAACCGAACGGCCATCCAGCATCTCAATGTCAACCTCCGGACGGAACCCAATCACAGCGGTTCGGAACTGGTCACCCAATGCGTCAACCTCGCCCTGAATCACGGAACGCTGCGCATCGGTCAATGTGGTTCCAGGGTATCCGGCCGCCTTCTGTTCCCCACTCTTGAACAGCTCGGTCTTGACGCCAAGTTGCTCATACATCACCGACACGTCGAGAAGCGCGGAATAGACACCAACTGACGCAACGGTAGCCGTTGAACGGATCAGGATCAGATCGGACGAAGCGGCAATCCAGTACGCAGCGGAGCAGCAGTCTCCAGCGGTGTAGGTTACCACGGGCTTGGTCATCCCGGCAACAAACTCCGCAAGCTCCACGGACCCGTTGACCGCACCCCCAGGGCTGTCAATGTCAAGAACCACAGCCGACACGTTGTTGTCGCTCTCGGCCTCGTCGAGTAGTTCCTCAATTTCCTCAGTGTCCGTGGCCCACGGGAACCAACCCTGGCAGTCACGCATCAGCACCCCGCGAATCGGGATGATGCGAACGGATCCTCCGCCGGTTGCTTCCGGTTCCTCGTTTGTCTTCTCGCAGGCATCCGCCTCATCTGAGTCGTCCCCGCGAATGCGGGAGATGCGCCGGCAGACTGTTGCGAAGCTGGAGAACCTGGCGGCAATGGGGTCGTCTGGAAGTCGGATTGGTTTCATTTTGCCGGTTGGTCCTGCGCTGGGTCGGCGGCTTGCTGTTGATTGGCTAGAGCGGACAAAGCGTTCGGGTGCAGAAGGCCAAGATGCGGAAGCACTTCCTGAATCGTCAGTCCAAACTTAGAAGCCATGCGTTGCGCCCTGGTTAGCTTGTCATCAAGTTCCCGTTCCTTCTGCTTGTTCACGTCCTGCCACCAGAGACCGCCCGCAGCGCAAGCGTCGGCCTGAGTACCGAAACCAGCCGTGGTCTCGTTAATGTTGGTCTCGGAATCGTACTTGCGATCCGCCGTAATGCGCCGAGCAAACTGGTATTCCCACTTCCACCAGTCGTCGTTGTGTGGTATGCGCTTGTTCTTGATGGCCTTCGCGATGCGCCATGCGTCAATCCATTTGCGGCGGCGGACGGTGATGCTGCGCAGCGTGTCCAGCGTGGCGTTGATGTTGTCCACCACGACGCGCATGGAAGCGCCGCCAATGCGTGTCGCATCAAGGAAGAAATCAACGCTCCACCCCATTGCGTGGATGGCCTTCCGAATAACGTCAGCGGAGAATTCCCGCTGGTTCATTGTGGGTCTGTCCCCGACTGGGATTTCCCACTTACTGTTTGAGCCGGCGCGGAAGTATCGGATCTCCCCGCCGTTCTTGGCTTCACCGTAAACAGGGGCAACAGCGGCCTCAGTTGTAGTCGCTTCAGTTCCCGGGGTGATGATCGTTGATATTCCAGGGTCCGCCTGCCCCGTCTCGTTGTGCTCTAGAACGGTGGTGCTGGCGAAGTTCTTCTGCGCAACAAGTTCCAGCTTCCTGGCTTCGTGCGTGTCCTGAATCCCGATGGCGGACGCACCCAGCCACGAGAACCCGCGCACTTGGTCCGAATACTTCGGGTGGAAGTGCAACCGCATGTCGTTGACTTCGTAATCCTTGTCCTCGGCTTCAATGTTTCCAAGCACCCGGTAGCCAAGCGTCTCAAGCGAGTCCCCGACGATAACTCCGTCAATGATGCGACGTCCGGCAAACTTTCCGGATTTAACGATCTCGTCGCCGTAGCTGTAACTCCGCGTCCCGATGCGATGCGCCGGAATCAGCTGCGTCTTCGGATCCCCGTTCTCGTCCTCCGTAAGAATCTCCGCGATGTCACCGTCGCGGATCACTTGGAGAATCACCAGTCGGTCCTGATCCGACATCGTGAACGGCCAGCCCCTCACGTCACACCACTTGTCGTTTTCATACAGCCACGCCTCAGAGGTTGTACCCCACTCGGCATCCTCACCGTCGAACTGTGGAGTTACGATCTTGGTGGCAAGGCTGGCCATCTGATCCAGCACCCCCATAACCACTTCATCTCGCTGGTATAGGTGCCGGCCAACCGTAAGAAGCCTTCGACGATCCTCTGCCCCAACCAATGCACTCGCGTCCCTGTTTGCGTTGTTAAACTGTTCACGCTGAACACTTACCTTTGCGGCGTCCGCAAATCCTGTGAGGGTTGATCCGAAGTAATTCAACCCGGCGTTGGTGCCGCGTCGGTCGGTGAACTTGTAGGACGGTGCGGCCATTATCTTGGTCCTTGGTAGGTCATCACCGTGCGTGTTGGGATTGTGATGCTGTCGATTGGGTATGTGGTCGGATCCAGTCGGTTCAGCGCCTGGAGCAGAAGCGTCAACCGCTGCGTCGGCCCGATGGTCATGATGCGCCCAAACTGCGCCTCCCCTAGTCCGCCGCTGATCGTGGACATCCCGCTGGCGATCTCTTCCTGAGTATCGCGCAACCTTTCCTCAAGCCACGCTTGATCGCGTCCAATGAACGGATTGAATGCCACCTACTGACATTCGGCCTGTCCGGTCATCTCATGCGTTCGCGCATCTCTGATAGCCTTCGGAAAACCTCGGTCCGCTTCAGCCCTGTCGCCCTGCTGAGCATGTCAGCCCTAGCTTCGACCGCATGACCCGGGTGAAGGATTGCCGCTGCGCACAACAGTCGGGTTCCAACAACTCCAGTGCGCTTGCTAACCTGCCTGATCTCCATCACGTCTTCTGCGCATATCGTCAGCAGCTTGGTCAGCATCTCCATGTTGCCCTCTGCCCTAGCCTGCGCGATTACCTCTTTCGGGTCCTGCTCCACCATTAGCCGTCGCTCCAACTCCTCCCAGTCGAAGCCGGCCGCTAGGATCTTCTCTGACTCTTCGGTATCTGGGTTGTGCTCAAAGGCTAGAAACGGGTCATTCATAGAAGCTGTGTTATCGTTGCAAGTAAAACGGACTCTTTCCCGCAGTCGCGGGCGTGGTTGTTTCCAGACGGACAGGCCCAGTACATCTC